ATGTCTGCCTCTCAGATTTCCTTCGTTGAATTTGCTCTGACTGAGCAAGCCCTTTGCACTCCCTCCGTCACTCTCCCTGCCGCTGCCGTGGCGGCTCCATGCGTAGCGGCTGACGGTGGGGAGTGCATCAATGTCGAGGCTTTTATGCGCCGGGTGCAGCGTGCGCGCTTAGTGCGTAACTGGCGTGCGCTTCCACCTTCCTACGGCGTAGAGATAGGCGGCTGTGTGGTGCTCTACCACTCCCGCGCTCGGGCCTTCAATCAGGCGGCTCGTTATTCATACGCTCGGTTTGTTGAGGTCTGCTCATGACTTTTGCCTACCGCTCCGCTCTCATGTCTGGCAGGTCTGCCGCTGCTGCTGCTGCTGATTTGGCAATGGCTTGCGACTTCCGGCTCGTTCTGCTGGCCTCGTTGATCCCGTCCCTCACGGCGGCTTTGATCACGAAATACAGCACCACAAAAAACACGATCGCGCCTATGGCTTCCAGCATGGCTATGTGTATCGCTGCGCGTGTGGCTTCTGCCTCTAGTTCTTTGAGGCTCACGTTCCAGTTCATGTTTTCCCTTCCGGGCCTTAGCTGCCCATTCCTTGCCCATTCCGGGCGTTTTTAAAGAGGTGTTTTATGTCCTATGCGTCGCTCATGGAAATCATTCTGATTGAAGACAAAGTATCCAAGAAACCCAATCCACAAGGCGTCCTGAGCCAGTGGAAAGAGGCGCGGGCCATCGTCCGTAAAGAGGATGGCTCTGTCCAGACAGTGGGCATGTTCCGTGTGCCGAAGGATTTGGAGCCGACTGTAGCGGTTGGTCTGTATCAGGTGGGCTTCACCCTGGGCGTCCAAGACTACGGCGATCAAGCGGGCCGTATTCAGGCTCAGTTTGTGAGCCTCACGCCCGTTGATCCGAAGGCCATTTTTGGCCGTGGCGCTGCCGCTGCTACTGTCGCGGCTCCTGCGAAGGCTGTGTGATGATTGCCCTCCTTCTCGTGGCGGTGCTCATCGGGGTCATGGATACGGCACCGTGCGCGGATCATGCCGGGTACTTGATCGATAACGGCTGCCCGCGTCCTGTCTTGGTCGACAAGAGGGTGTGAGCATGGCCTGCGATGTGCTCAGTGCTTGGGTTGTCCACATGCAATGTGGGCAACGCTCGGCGGTAAGTATTACCGCCGATCTCCCGCATTCCGTTAAATTTTTTAACGTGGTGAGGCAAGCATGCGGGGGGTATGTGGTCAAGCTGCAAAGCTTGTCCACATATCCACGGCAGGCGCGTCAGTCTCAAGCGTGGGTAACTGGCGAACCGGGCAACGCCCGGCTGTCCACACCTTCACGGTGTGGGCAGGCTAGTTATCCATGCGGGGCAACTGGCGGGGCGGTTGCGCTGCGTCGGCCTCAAGCCAGACGCAGCGCAACCAAGGGGGCAGGGCCTTTGATCGGGCTGCTGCGTCTGCGCCCACGCCGGGCCAGCGAAGTGCGTGACGGTTCCGCAGAAAAGCAAGGCTTTTCGGAGGAACTGGCAGGCATGCAGCGCGCTACGGGGCAGGGTCTTACCTTCCCTCCGTTGAACACCCACGCGGCCAGCGGAGTGCATGACGGTTCCGCAGAAAAGCAAGGCTTTTCGGAGGAACTGGCAGGCATGCAGCGCGCTACGGGGCGGGGCCTTTCCTTCCCTCCGTTGGACACCCACGCGGCCAGCGTAGTGCATGACGGTTCCGCGGAAAAGCAAGGCTTTTCGGAGAAGCTGGCATGCATGCAGCACGCTACGGGGCAGGGCCTCACCCTCCCTCCGTTGAACACCCACGCGGCCAGCGGAGTGCGTGACGATTCCGCAGAAAAGCAAGGCTTTTCGGAGGAACTGGCAGGCATGCAGCGCGCTACGGGGCAGGGCCTCACCTTCCCTCCGTTGAACATTCACGCAGCCAGCGATGTGCGCGGCGGCTCTTTCGATTCTTGGGGGCGTTATGACTCCTGACCAACTTCAGCATTTCTCTGATCTGGGCTTGGCCATTGGCGCTGTCCTGTCCTTCGCCTTGGGCTACATGGGGGGGACCATGCGATGACAAAACGTGTAGTTGCTTGGGCCTTGTTCCTGCTCGTGGTCTATGTGGTGGTCAAGGCTGCGGCAGGGCTGCGTAACCCGTGGGAGGTGCCTGTCCCTGCCCCTGCCGTCCTTTCCGTGCTGCCTGACCAGCCAGACGGCTGCAACAAAGCAAAAGGGTGTCTGTGATGGCGCTCTTTATCGGCACTCTCTTTGCCTGCTGGGGCCTTGGTTACGCCCTCGGCTTCCAGATTCGCATGGTGCGTGATGCCATCGGCGCGGCCTGATTTCAGCGGTGAGGCCACGCGGCCTGCCCGGTGCAATCCGGCACCTTTTCAACCAATGGAGTTCAAAAAATGAACGTTCGCAATCTCCGCGCTAAGTACGGCGCAAAGCTGGCCGTTGTGGCTTCTTCCGTCATCGCTGCCGGGCAGGCTCTTGCTCAGACTGCCCCTACTACCGGCGTCGAAGCTGTCCAGGCCGTCAAGGCTGGTATCGGCGACTACGGCCCGGCCATGTTTGGCCTGGCTATCGTTAGCGTCGGCGTCATGATCGGCGTGAAGTGGATCAAGCGCGCTAAGGGTGCTGCGTAATCAGTTCCCTTTCTGCTGCCCCTGTGGCGTCTTTCCTTGGGTCGGGGGCAGTGGTAAGGGGGTTCATATGCGTAAACACCTGGCGGCCTACGTGCTGCTTTTTTTCATTCCCGTTCTCTCGTTTGCACAGACTCAGTGTTACGAGTATCGGGGCGACTACCCTTCACCTCAGAATCAGTCTTGGCATTCCACACCCGCGGCCGCTTGTTCTGCCGCAGGGTCTGCCATGGCTGCCGCTGATACCGGGCGTTCATTTACTGTTACAAGCTCCACCCCAAACTGTAAGTACTCTGTTTCAGATCGTAATGGGTCGTGGGAAACCACTATTGCCTTGTTGCAGCGCTCTGTTCCGTGCGGTGATCCCGTTTGTAAATCGCAACAAGGTCAATCGAAAGTAGTTAATTTCACCGTCGGATATACGCGCTCGTCCAATATCGACACAGATCCCAATTGGAAACTCATTGGCGCTCCTAATAAAGTTCCCGCAAGCGGTTTGCTTTGTAACCCTCAGTCACCATGCGAAATGAGGTTCAGCGGCTTTTCTGATAGTGATATGGCGTGGCAATCTGCCGCGCCCACTCCCAGCGGTCTATATCGGCTGAGCCTCGATATTTCAGCAACGTTCACAGGTGAAACGTGTACGCCTACAGAAGTGGATAACGCGGCGTTAAGTAAAACCGCGCCCATTCCACCGTGCCCCGGTTTTACCGGGGAAGTTAACGGAGTTCCGGGTTGTTATGGCACGGCATCTAACCCCACGAGCAGTGATGTTTCAGAGACAAAACCCAAATCACCCCAGTCAGGAAACCCCGCCGCAGGCGAAAAGCCTTCAACGGGGGAGGGTAGCGGCTCGGACGGTAAGGGTCGTACACCGTCAACCGGCGACGGTGGCCCCGCTGGTGGCCCTGCCGCTGCCGCTGGATCGGGCAAGGCTCCGGACGGTACGACCCCAAAGCCCGGAGAAGGCAAGGAGCAAGCGAATTGCGGCGCTCCGGGTCAACCAAAGTGCGGTATTGATGAGGGCGGTACGCCTAGCAAGTTTGAGGGCGACAAGGCGGCTCTTGATAAGTGGAAGTCGGACGTTGAAGCCAACCGCAACACCATCAAGGACGCTAACGGCAGCTTTTTCGATTCTTACGGCGTCTTCTTTGCTGCGCCTCCGTTCGTTCCTTGTGAGCCTATCGAGCTTCCCAATGAGGTATTCCTGACTCGGCAGTGCGAGGTCGTTGACGGAACTCGGTCGGTTATGGCCTACATCTGGGCATTGGCTGCGCTTTGGATTTGTCTTGGCTGGATCAGGGAGGCCATCTGATATGCCCTTACTCGCCCGATTTATTGGCACCATTGCTACCTTCTTTGTCGAGATATTTGCGAAGTTCCTCGGCTACAAGGCGGCGCTGGCCCTCGCTTCTTTCACTGCTTGGCTTGCTGTTCTTGCTGCGTTCGTCACTGCTGTGAGCGTGTGTCTGAATGCGTTGCACGGCACTATTCAGGCGGGTGTGGCTACCGCTGGCCCATGGGCTGCAAAAGCTGCGATGGGCTTGGGCATGTTCATACCTTCAAATGCCGGCGCGGTGCTCTCCTGCATGGCTTCCGTGTGGATCGGCTGCGCTGTTTACAAGATCAGGAAAACCGGTATCCACAATTACAGCAAGTGAGGAGCGCTCATGACTGATTACGCTTTCACCGGCAAAAAGGGTACGGGAAAAAGCAAGCATGCCGTTATCCGCATTCGCGACGTTTACCTAAAACGCGGGCGGCGCGTGGCGTCGAACCTTGACCTGTACCTTGAGCCAATGTTCGGCCCTCATTCCCGCGTCACCTATGTGCGCGTGCCCGATAAGCCTACCGAGTTCGATCTCGTGGCTGCGGGCCATGGCAACCCAGACGACCCTTACAACGAAGAAAAAGCGGGCGCGCTCGTTCTGGATGAACTGGGCACCTGGTTTAACTCCCGCACCTTTAACGACAAGGGCAGGGCGGGTACCTTGGACTATCTCGCCCACGCCAGAAAAAAGGGCTGGGACTGTTACTACATCATGCAGGACATAGTTCAGGTCGATAAGCAGCTCCGTGATTCCTTCATTGAGCAGGTGGCGCGGCACACTCGGTTCGACAAGGTGCGTATACCGTTCGTGGGTCAGTTCCTCTCGCTACTTTTCGGTGAGCGTGTGGGCTACCTGCCTCGCTTCCACTCGGCTGTTTTCCGTGTGGGCACTGCCTCGGCTGACCTAGTTTCGGATCGGTTCATGTACCGGGGCAACGACATACAGCCTTGCTACGACACATTGCAAGTATTCAAGGCTGACTATCCGCACGGCACCCACTCCGTGCTTAGTCCTTGGCACATCAAGGGGCGCTACATGGAGCCTCCGAAGCTGTCTATTGGTGAGCGTCTGGCGGCGTGGTTCAAGGGGTTCTTTGTGAAGCCTGCTCCCCTGCCGCGTCGTGCGCCTGTTGCGCCTCCCTCGCCTGCTGTTGCTCGCGTTGTCAGGCTTGCTCGCGCTCTGCCTCCTGCTCAGGCTGCCCGCGTCCTCTCTCGCTACTTTCGCGCTCTGGACGCTGCTGCCATCGGTGGCGCTGGGGCTGTCCGTAAGGGCGGCCCCGGCGCTGCCGAAGGCAGCGCCTAGATTTATCCCATAAACACTTTAGAACACATGTCAAAAATTGATCTTGAATCCGCGCTTGAAGCTGCTCGGCTTGAGATTGCGGTGGAGCGTTTCGAGTGGCGACACATGTGGAAATTGCGGCTGCTCCGTATGGCTACCAATGCGGGCGGCGGTTTCGTGTTTGGTGTTGCTTTGGGCCTTGCTGCCTTGGTTCAGGTGCTGCATTGCGCAGCCGGGCAGGTTTAGAAAAAGGTGAACCCCGCAACGTCTGCAAACGTCCGGGGTTCGTGGTCAATCAGCAAAAAGGGGTTTGCTTCATGGCGATTCGGATTTTAGAGAATTTTGACGGCACGCGCTACGCTGTCGAGAGTTACCACGACGGGGTGTTTAGGGTCAAGGCTCACGAGTTGGGTAACGGTCACGTGGAGGTCAGCGGTGTTGAGCGTACCGTCTGGCGTGAGTTGGATTGGTCGCAAGGCATGATTCAGGATCACTTGGATATGCTTGCGCAGCCTGAAAACCAAGTTAGTGACGAAGAAAAGCGGGCGCGGTCTTTAGAAGTGGCTGCCAATCGTGCCAAAACCCGCGTTCGTAAGCTCTGCAAGGCCATGGGGGCCGATACCCTGCTCACTCTGACATACAAGGCCAACCAGGACGATCTGTCTCTCTGCAAGGCCCATCTGAAAGAGTTTGTGCGTCGTGTGCGTCGTCTGATTCCAGACTTTCGGGCCGTTGCTGGTTTTGAGAAGCAAAAGCGGGGTGCGTGGCATGTGCACCTTGCTACAGTCGCGCTCCCTTCATCCCTAACCGCTAAAAATGGGGTCAAGGTTAAAAGCTGGAATGTTCTCCGTGCTGTCTGGCGTTCCGTCACCAAGGAATGCGGCGGTAACGTCGATATCTCGGCCAAAAAGCGGAACAGCCAGCGAACGGCGGCGCGTATCGCTTCCTATATTTCAAAGTACATCACTAAGGCATTTGAGGAGGGCGAAAAGTGGGCCAATCGGTGGACTAAGTTCGGTGATACAGACATTCCTCCTCCCGTCGATTTGGGCGAGTTCTACGCGCTGGATGAGGCCCTAAAAAGCGCAGCCATGGTCTATATGTCGGGCCGTGTTGACACCATGCACCTGAGCCGCTGGGGCGACTGGTTTTATTTCGCGTTTGAGGGCCAGCCAATAGGGCAGGGCGGGGGTGGGTGCCATG